AGATTTTGGTATATCTAAAGATTTAGTATCTGATGCTATTAAAGATTTTGGTTTAAAATTATATCAAAATAATTTTTCAAATAAAGAATTATATACAGCATTTTTAGGAATAACCCCCGAAGGTAGTTTATTCCCATTCCCAGAAATAACAGGATCATTACCTGCTCCTACAGGGTTTGAATTTGTAGATACATTAATATCAGCATCAAATGATGTTATATCAATGGATGATACTAATAAATCTTTATATAAAAGAATATATCATAATATTCCATATCTGCTAAAATCTAAAGGAACTCTTGCTGGGTTACGAGCATTAATAACTTCATATGGTATACCTGATACTATACTAAAAATATCTGAATTTGGTGGTAAAGATCAAGTAAATGCTAATGATTATGATTTATATTTTAGTAATTTTAATTATGCCTTTAATGCAACTGAAAATTTTATTACTTCATCCTGGGCTGTAAGTAGTTCTTGGGGGGCTACAAATGATAGACCTTCTACAGTTCAATTTAGATTTAAATCTGAAGAATTCCCACCTACAAATTTCTCCCAATCTTTATGGCAAATAAATTCATCGGGTATAACAGGAGAACTTCTTTTAGATTATAGTGGATCAGGTTTAAACCCACCTAGTGGTTTTTATACAGGTTCGGGTTCTATAAAAGACCCAAATTACCAAGTTGCAAATTTAAGATTTATTCCATTTTCAGATGATGCTAGTAAAAGTGCTAGTATATCATTACCATTTTACAATGGTGATTGGTGGTCAGTCATGATTACTGCAGATCAGGTTGGAGCTTATTCTTTATATGCTGGAAATAAAATATATAATGGTAATGATGGTACTTCTCTAGGATATTATGCCTCTGCATCTATTACAGGAGCAGAAGTAGAGAGTTGGAGAGAAGGATCTGTTTCATCTTTTGCTTCGGTTTCATTAAATTATCCAGATACACATAAAATATTTTCGGGATCACTTCAAGAAATAAGATATTACACTCAACAAATAAGCGAAAGTGTATTTAAAGATTATGTAATGAATCCTTTATCTTTTGAAGGTAATGGAATTAATAGTGCACCGGATCAATTAATATTTAGGGCAGCTTTAGGAAGTGAATTAGATATTACTACATCTTCTTCTATACATCCTAAAGTAACAGGATCCTATAATATTACTTCATCTTTTTCAGATAATAGCAATTTTTATATTCATGCACCTGTTCAATATTATAAAAATACCGAAACTTTCTTTTTAGATCAACCTGCAGTAGGTATAAAAAACAGAACCACAGATAAAATAAGATCAGAAAGCGATACTTTACCTTCAGGTAATGTATTATCTCCTATTCGTAGATTATCTCAAACAACCGAAGCAAGTGCATCATACACAGATAACATAAATTATTTAGAGGTAGCATTTTCACCCCAAAACCAAATTAATGATGATATTATAGGACAAATGGGCCATTTTAATATTGGTGATTACATAGGTGACCCTGCTCAAAGATTTACTGGTAATAATTATCCTGATTTAAATAATTTAAGTGAAGATTATTTTAAAAAATATATTAAACAATATAATTTAGTAGATTTTGTTAGGTTAATAAAATTCTTTGATAATTCATTATTTAAAATGATAAAAGATTTTATACCTGCAAGAACTAGCTTAGCATCTGGTTTAGTAGTAAAACAGCATTTATTAGAAAGAAATAAATATAAACAACCTACAGTACAGTCCCCTATAAATGAATTATTAACAGGTTCTATCCAATCTAAACAAATATGGAATACTGCTTCACAGGTAACTGAAATGTCTTCATCTTTAATAGAAAGTTTTAATGGTGGAGCAGCAGGTATGTTTAATCCTTTTAATAATGAATATGAATTTTTTATTTCTTCTTCTATAACTACATTAACAGTTAATACTAATGTTAGTGCAAGTTTACTTGAACCTAGTTTATTAAGTTATAATTCAGGTGATGCTCCCGCTGGTGGTGGATTATATATAAATATTACTAATGATACATCTTATTCCCAAAATGCACATAATATTTCACATTTTAATACTTATATTAGTGAAGGAAACGCACTGTATGCTGTAGCTTTTCTTACAGATAATTTAGATTCAAATTTAAACCCCCTCCAAGGAAGTTCAGCTTTAAATTTTTTCTTAGATGGAGATAGTAGACCAACCCCAATAGCTAAATTATCTAGTATATTAACTACATCAACAAATACAGGAGCTAAAGTATTTCAAACAGTAAGACCTTCTGTTACTTCAGATGCTACTGATGTTAGTACTTTAGGGATAGATAATTTAGGGAGCAGTGTTGTATTTTTCTTTGTTATAAATAATACCCCTGCTTCAGGCAATATTGAAAACGGGTATTTGGGTTCTGATATATTAGCTAATAATTTTATAAATTCATCCTCAATTGTTCCAAACCAAACAATTTTTCATGATGTTTATACTTATTCAACATCCCCCCAATTTAATATAACCCAAAGTTATTCAATTACTACCCCTTCATTATCTGGTTCTGTAACTAGAATACATAGGTCTGAAGATGAATTTTATAATGGTGAGTTAAGTGGTTCTACTCTAGTAGTATCAAATGGGGAATTAAACGAAGACTGTGAACAATTTAAATTTGTAAACCCTCAAGGTGGAAAATATGGGATTAGAACATATTCAAGTGCATCAGGTAATAGTTTTGGAGTTTTTATAAATTCTAATCAAAAACCCCTAAATGGTTTTATTCAAACTTATTTTATTGAAGATAATCAAACAGGAATCCCAACAGCAAACCCAGTTGCACCACCTGTATCAAGTTAAAAATATTATACAAAATGGCAGGACAAATAAAATATATTAAAGTATCAAGAATAGACGGAAATGGTGTTAATATTACTAACGCTTTAGAAACTCTATCTACTATAATTATTCCTTCGGGTTCGGACAATGTTCCATTTCAAATAGAAAGTGCTACTCGATTCCCAGATTATTATTTATACTATGTAACCCCTCCAATTAATTATAATTTTTCTTCGGATATTACTAGTTCAGTAAACTATAATATTTTAACTACTCCTAAAAATTCTAATAATGTATCAGCAGTACAATATACTCCAATGCCCATATCTTTAGGAACAATAAATTCAGATTCTTTTGATTTTATACAATCTGCAACCTCATCAATAATTCCAGGTGCTGGGGTTTTAACTTATTTTTCACCTCCAACAGACTTACAGAATAATAACCAAGTTTATATAAAACTCCAAGGCACTGCTAGTGTTAATGGAAGTGGAGGTACTGGGTTATTTGAATTTGTAAAAGGAAATATTAATGATTTTAATGCTGGATCTGGAATTCAAGTAGGGACAAATGTTTTTATAAATCCTAATGCTTCTGCTAGTTTAGATATGGAAGTAAATACTACAATAAATTTTGGAGAAGTAATATATCTAAGACTTAGAGAAGGTAGTAATAATTTTAATGTTACTACTTTAACTTTCTCTCTAGAAACTTTTTTACAAATAACAGGATCCTCAAATGGAGTTGCAAAACAAGATTTACCTTTAGAACCATTTTTCACTTCTCCTTTTTATGGAACTGATTGTGATGTAACATATGGAAATGCTTCTCAACCTGTTTCTAATCCATTTTTACAAGGTATAGATTATGGAAATGGTACTATAATTCCTATAAATAATGATGCTATTATAAGTGGATCTGCAACAAGAGGAACTGTTCCTGAATCTTATTATACAGCTTTATCTAGTATTAATATAAAATATAATGGATCTAAAAATCAATCTAGTGATGTAAATTTATATGATCCTTTAGCTGGGAAAGATGATTTTGAGAATTTAATTAATGAAGGAACCTATGGACAAACCCCTTCAATATCGTTAAATCAATCATTAGTAGCATATTGTGATTGGATTGGGGGTACAACACCTGAACTTAATAATAAAGTAGCAGCCCATATTAAATATTTAATAAATGAAAATGGAGATGCAATATCCCCTAATTTATCTCCTACAACTATAAAAGATGTACAAAATAATTTTACAAAAGGAAAAAATATTGAAGTATCTTTAATAGACCCTGCTGCTGGTTCAGGGATGCAAGTATTAAATGGAAATAAAGAAATATTAAAAGGAGGGTATAGGGTTGAACCTGTTTTATATTCTCAAATTCCAAATTCTCCTTTTTCTTCTAGTATTACTTTAGAAACTAGCTCACTAATTCCAATAACCGATATAAGAAATTCTTCTATTAGAAATTCATCTCAAATAGCAACAGCAGGTGTTAGCAATACTTTAATATGCACAACAGAATTATTTGATTTTGTAAATAGTTATAATAATAGTACTGGAGCTTACACAGTACAATCAGCTACTGTAGAAAGTGGAGTAGATTTAATATTTAGGGCTCAATTAGTATTATCAGCACTTAGTTCAGCAGGAGGGTTAATGGATATTAGAATAGAAAATACTACAACTGGGGAATTAATAGTACAGGATAACCGAACTCATTTTGGTTCTGGCCAGGCTCCAGTAGAGCACACTTTTGATATTTCAGGAACAGTATTAAGTAATGAATTAGTTGCTGGACATGTTTATAAAGTATTAGTGGATTTAAGTAATTTTGGTCCTACTAGTGCAACTATTTTATCTGGAGCTACTTTTGAAACCTCCCAAATCCCTTCAGCTACAACTGATGCTTTAATAACTGGATCCATGTGGGAATTTTCGGCATCAAGACAAGATGTTTTAACTTCTACAAATAATACTCTAAACCGAAGTTATAATTTTTTAAAACAGGAACCTATACCAAATTCGGGATTTAATAATCCACAATTTTTATTTACTGTAGAACCAGGAGACCAATTTAGATTTCAAAATGATGAATCTAAAGTGTATAATGTTATAAATGTTATAACCCCTGATCAAGAACCTGAGGGTAAAATTAAATTATTTTTAGATAGAGATGTTTCAACATCCATAAATAAAGATTATTTTCTTATAAGAAGGTTTGTAGATGATGGGTCTTATATTATATTTGACGAAAATAAACCAGCGGGTGCATCTGGAGCAGCTTTTATTAAACCTAGATTTACAACCGATATATTAAATAAAGATGTAGACCAATTTATACAAGACTTAAAAAGTAAAAATTTACTAACTTAATAAAAAACAAACAAAACGTGTATTTATACACATATAATTAAACACAATGGGATATTTAAATAATCAAGTAGTAACAGTTGATGCTATTCTTACAAAAAAAGGTAGACAACTATTAGCTCAAAATGACGGTTCATTCAGAATCACGCAATTTGCACTAGCAGATGATGAAATAGATTATACACTTTATAATCCAAATAATTCTCAAGGTTCTTCATTTTATGGAGAGGCAATAGCAAATATGCCTTTACTAGAAGCATTTCCTGATGATTCTCAAACTATGAAATATAAATTAGCTACTTTACCAAGAGGTACGGCTAAATTACCTGTATTAGATTTAGGTTATTCTGCTATAACACTAAAACAGGGAGCTTCCCTAGCCATAACCCCAGAAACATTAAATTACTTAGGAAATTCGGCATTAAATGAAACATCAGGATATACTGCAACTATAGCGGATGTTAGAACAATGGCCACATTTAACGGAGTAGGAATTCAAAGCACAGCAGCTACACAACAAAATTCTACATCAACAACAACATTAGGTACAAATGTATCCTCAACTGTAATAGGATCTCAAATCAATTTAAGAGCAACAACCGTAAATACTTTATTTGGATCTAATACTCAATTAAATACTACAATAACTGTAGTAGGTTTAGATAGTGGAGCTAGATTAACAATACCTGTTACAATTACTAAAACTTCATAAAAATGGGATATAAAAGATTAGACGCCGAAGATTTTGTAGTTAGTGCTGATGCAGTACAATCTACAGCATGGTCAACAAATGTAGCTACCTTAAGTACATTTTTTACTTCATCAGTTCAAGCTGCGGGCACTTCAGGAAATTATTATTTAAGTGTGTACCAATCTGACCCTTCAACAACAGGGGCAGCTATTCAATTTGATATAGCATATGGAAATAAGATTGGAAGTGGAAGTGAATATTTTAATAGTGCTTATACAAATTTAACCCCAGCAACTTCTATATACGGTCAGTATAGATCAATGATATTAGAAGATGAAAATTCTGATTTTCAGTTTGGTACTAGTACTAATGTTTACACCCCTAATGATTTTTGGGCATTATCCATAGATAGAGCTAGATATAAAGAAAAAATATACCCACAAACATTTAATTTACAAATTTCAGGTTCAGGTGGATTACTAAAATTAACAAGCAATGTTAATGATACTCAAGTACAAACATTTTTAGGATCATCTAGAGTATTACAAGTAGTATCAGGATCAGATGGTACAGCAGTATCTGGAGGAGGAGAAGTAGCAGGTTCAGGTTCTTATGGTTTATTATTTCCAGAATTAGGAACAGTTTTATTAAACCCTGCAGCTATTTCTCAATCTATTCAAGTAGATTCTAATAAAGGACCTAATTTAACTAACGGAACTAATCAAGCTACTTTATATGATGTTATAAATTTAGGATCTTCTTTTACGTTAAACTCAGAAGAAACCATTACATCAGATTATGTATTTGTTAGATCAAGAAATTCAGAATTTAATTATTCAACTAATCCTTCTTTTATATCGGGTTCAACTGGAGAAGTAATATTTGAAAATTTTATTAACAACCCACAAGTATATGTTACTACAGTAGGAATGTATAATGATGCAAATGAGTTAATAGCTATAGCTAAATTATCAAGACCATTACTTAAAGACTTTACTAAAGAAAGTTTAATAAGGGTTAAATTAGATTTTTAGGATGAATGAGCGTTTTCAAGTCATTAACAACATCGGATGTTATAGTAACCCCATTTAAAGTAAACAAAAGTTTTTCTTTTCAGGGTGCAAGTGCTCTTACTGCTTCAGATGCAGGTATAGATAGATTTTTAGGTAAAAATACTCCTTATATTTCTGGATCAGATACAACAGGTCAAATTAAAACTCAATCTCAAGCCCTAATATATGATTCTATAAATCAGTTATATTATTCTAATTATTTAAGAGGTGATAATGGCTCACCAGCAAATACATCTTCTCTTAATCCTGATGGTACTATTACTGCTAATGGTGGAGCTAACCAACCTATGTATGAAAACTATTTATCTAACACTTTATTAGCAAATAGAACTTTTTTAACAGGTTCGGGTGATGTAATAGGAGTAATGTCTATACCTTCAAATTTATTTGGGGAATATATAAAACCTGGAACTTTTAGATGGAAAGCAACTACTCTAGATATTATAGATGATGGAGAAGGAGGTTTATTTTATAGTGGGGTTAAAGTAGGAGATATAATATATGAACATGGAATAGCTATTATTTCAAATTTTTCACCCTCTAATAGACCAACTACACTTGTTACTTCAAATAATGTAACTTGTTCTTTTCAAAGCACATTAACTATATATGAATCACAATATAAATGTACTTTTAACCCTAATGAATATACTTATACACAAAACCCATCTGCTATTTCGGGCAGTGCAAACAGTGGAATAGTTTATGATTTTTTAACTGGTTCATATTTTCAACCTTATGTAACAACAGTAGGGTTATATAATAATGCAAACCAACTAGTAGCAGTAGGTAAATTATCTCAACCTTTGCAAAGTTCAAATGTGACAGATACTACTATATTAGTAAATTTAGATCTCTAGTATTAACTAAAACAAACATATGGAATGGATAGGACTCAAAGGAGAACCAATATCAACCATTACAGATTTCCCAGATAACACATTTGGATTCGTTTATAGAATAGTACATAAACCTACGGGCAAAGCCTATATAGGTAAAAAAGTATTATACTTTAATCGAAAAGTTAAATTAACTAAAAAAGATTTAGCTTTATATGAAGGTGTAGTAGGTAGGAAACCATCTTACAAACTAGTAATAAAAGAATCAAACTGGTTAAATTATTGGGGTTCAAATAAATTACTTAAAGAAGTAATGGATTTAGAGCCAATAGAAAATTTTGAACGTCATATTGTTAAAACGGCACCAAATAAAAAACTATTAACATACTATGAAACACAAATGCAATTCGTACATCAAGTATTAGAAAAACCTGATGAATATTTTAATGATAACGTATTAGGAAAGTTCTACACAAAGGACTTTGAATTATAAAATATAGTTCGTATATTACGATTCATGGTAAATGAGCTACTAGTTAATCTAGTTAATACGGTTTTAGGGACAGGAAAGAGGACAGCACGAGGTAATCAAGCATACCATTGTCCTTTCTGTAATCATCATAAACCAAAATTAGAGGTTAATTTTACAGAAAATAA